CATCTGCTGTAATCGTAACGCTGCCAACAGCTCCAGTTGCAGAAACTCCCGTGACAGAAACTTCTGCGCTCGCGGCGACCGTAACACTTTCAATCGCGCCTGTACCGGATACTCCTGAAGCGGATGCGTTTGCATCTGCCGCAACAGAGACTGATCCAATCGATCCTGTTGCAGAAACTCCGGACGGAGAAACGTTTGCCTCAGCAGAAACCGTGACCGATCCAAGGCCAGATGTGCCGACCAATCCGGTAACAGATACGTTTGCATCCGCTGTAACAGTGACCGAACCAAGAGCAGAGGTTCCTTGAGCAAGAGGGACATCTTCACCCCAGCCGCCATCACCCCAGCCTTGATTAGAGCTGTTCCACCCTTGGAATACAACGGTGACATCAGCCACTTAATATTCTACGCAATTCTTATAATGGCGTTAGATGCATCTGCCGTAGGAAAAGTAATTGTAAAATCTCCAGCAGTAGATGTCTTATCTGCACCAAAATCTAATATACAGACACTGGGATCGCCAGATGCTGCCTCATTAAAAATCATTGCGCCTCTTGCCGTCACAGAAACCGAACTGAACGTGAGATCGTTAAAATCTGTAAATCCAGTAGTCCCGGAACTTGTTGGCGTTACACTTGTTAGAAACTCTCCTTTTGCAGTGTAACCGCTTCCACTTGATTCTCCGGAAGGTGTGTAAGCAGTTGTTGCTGCGTCCAAAGATGCAGAACTTGTATACAAAGCCAACTTAAACACATTGCTTGCTGCAGTAAAATTGTGCTTTGCTTCTAACAGTTCTTTTTTAAATGACGTACACATTGCCTGAGAAATGGCCATTATAAACTCCTTATTATTTCTGCTATTTCCGAATAGCCTTTAGATTCTAGTTCAGCAATCATTGTTGTTTTGTTGCTATTGATTGCTTCTTTCATATAAAAAGAAATAACTTCTTTTATTTGGCCCTTAAAGACTTCAGCTTGCTCAGAAATAAGCGGATGACTTTTGTCGCCTACAGATATTATAGTGCTTGTAGCTCTATCGGCCCAATGCTCTACAGAAAGACCTTTGTTATTTGTTGTTAAAACTCTAACAGAACCAACGCTCCCAACAGAAATATCAAACATTATCTAGCCGCCCTCACAGATCCAGACCTGTAACTATCCGTAGTGCTGTAGCCTTCTCCAAGGGATTTGAGGTTTTCAAGAGCCTCCATATACCTAGTGTTATAAACCTGCATAAGCTCTGGGTTTCCTTTCATAAAGGTATACGCCTCTAAGAGAGAACCATAAAGGAGACTGCTCTCTGCGTTAGTCCCTAACCAACTAGTACCATCTGCAGAGGTTGTTATAGACTCAGGCTTATAAAAATAATGAAGCTCTACAACATAATTGCTTTGTGGCGTGGGCCCAATAATAAAGTTGGCATCAGAAAACAAACCATAATACTTTGGAACTCCTTGAGTTGAAGAGTCTGGATATGCTTCTCTGATAAAGTTTACGTCTTTAAATAACAAAAACTCATAGCCACTATTATCAATAGCCAAGGAGTATGGAGCTAAAAAATCATCAGGGGTTGCTAAATAAGAAATGGCAGAAGTTGTTGTTCCTAAAGAGTTTTTCCTAAAATCCGGTAATTGCACAGATTTAAGAATCCTGTCTTCAGCTTGAGTAATAATTACTGATAAGTTGTTAACAAAGGTTGTTTCACTGTTTTGCGTATAATCTTGAATAGCTTGCTTAAGTGTTGTAAATGTCCACGCCATTACGTCACCACCGTTACATTGCCTATTTGACCTGTAATATCTAATCCAACAGTACGGCTTCCAAGTTCAGTAACGCCGCCGCCAACTGGATTCCACGCAAAAAACTTTCTGCTTTCTTGCAAAGATTGATCAGGTCTTGGGTTTCTTAATGCTTGAGGATCGTCAACACGAACCCTGCCTAACTGAAGTTGTGGTTGATCTTCGTCAACAACATCTTTACCAACAAGCAGCCCAGTTGGTCTTTGGTTAACAATTTGCTCTACAAGATCTTTTTTAGGGTATCTAAACCCTGTCCTGTCGCAATAACCAAAAGCGTATTTTCCGCTAGCATAGCTCAAAACTTATACCCTCCGGGTGCAATAAACAGAGAAGCTTTTTCTCTGGCTGCATCAGAAGCTATATCCCACTGCTCTTGATACTCTCCCTTAAGAAGAGCCGCTCTGTCAGCAACCTCTGGATACTTAACAGATAAATTATAAGCTAGTCCTGCAACAAAACAAGGAAGGTATCGAGCAGGAATGTCCATATTATTACTTGCAGGTTTGCCAGAATCTTCAATCCGCTCCATGTAGTAGTAGCCAAATGTATATGTTTCTTGGCTATCAGGCGTTGGCCAAAGGTTTACAGTAATTCCTGTTGGCGTTCTTTGAACGTAATATTCAAGAGGTTTAGATTGAGTAAGCTTATTTGACAAGTGAGAATACTGGCTTATTGAAATCCTAGACATGCTTTGATCAAACTGGCTTTGAGTGTCCCCAGCATCTGTTCTAAGAAAAGCCTCAACAATATCAAATATTTTTCCATCTAAAGTGTAAGAGTTAGTTCCGGGGGTTAAAACTAAAGTATTAAACTTGACAGTCCAAAGATTTAGCCCACGGTTTTGCCATTCAAGCATAAGCAAATCAATGCTTCTTCTAGCGGTTTTATAATCATACCCGCTGCGAAGCTCTAACCCAGCTCTTTCAAAGGCTTCTTCAATAGCCTCTCCAAGATCTAGATTAAATGCAAATGTGCCGCTGGTAGCCATTACACAAATCGACCTTTAGTCTTTCCGCGAATAGCTACGCCATCAATGGGTTTTGATCTGGTTCGCCCTCCAGAACGCATTTTTGCAGCCCCATCTATAGCTGATTTTAGTTTTAATTTTTCTGCAGCCTCAGTTTCTTTTGCAAGTTTTTCTCTAGCCTCTCGCTTATCATCTTGCCTTCTAGTAAGCAACGATGGAATAATTCCTGCATGCTCTATTAACCCTTCCCCTTTGATTAGGGACGCTACCGGAGAAACATCTGATAATTTTAAACCCATTATTTGCCTCCAAATTTTTGTTTTTGATTTTTCGGCGGGCTTTTTTTGCTGCCGCCTTTTCCTGACCAAAAAAGTTTATTCGCCCAGTAAGCTGCGCTAGTCTTGCCTTTCTTTATATTTTTGGCATGCCTTGCTTTGAATGATTTTCTAGCTTCTGCAGAATAATTGTGACCCATTTTTTGGTCACCAAATCTAATAATTCGAACTTTGCCATCATCTCTTATTGCTACAACACCCTTTTTTGTTGGATGGCTGGGAGTTCTTTTTGGCTTATTTAAACCAGAAACACCTGCTTTTTTTAAACGATTTTTTTCTGCATCAGTCAAACTCATTCACGATGCCTCGCAGTTTTTTTAGCTATCTTCTTTGGTTGCTTAGAATGCTGCTTGCCTTTTTTTGTATCGGCTCTTTTCTTTTTAGAAGTAGCCGCATACTCTTTATCAGTCAAAGCTTTCCTAGCTTTTTTTGGAAGATATCGTTCACCTGTGGCTTTCTTCCCTTGAGTTGAGGGCTTTCCAGACTTAGTCCCCCATTCTTCCTTTGTCCACTTCTTAAGGGACTTCTGAGACTTCTTCAGGGCCATTAGTCTCTGTAGCCTCCACCAGACTCTTTGTACTTTTTGGCCAGCATCTGCGCTTTACGCGCAGACCACTGACCGGGTTTGCCGCCCTTACCGCCAGCCTTGATCTGGTTAAACAGTCGCTTACGCAGAGCGGGCTTCGTGTAGTTGCCTGCCTTATTGACTGTTGACTTTTTCTTAGCTGGTTTCTTGGCGGCCACAACTTACTCGTAGAAAACGTCTGCTTCAGTGAGGTTTGTCATCAAAAAATAAATTCCGTTTCTGACAATAAATCCACTGTTGGGCACCTGAAACACATTGGCAAAAGTGTCTGCCGCAGACGTATGTTTGGACATAATCCAGCGTTTTGGTGCTTTCTGGGTTGAGCCGCTATTCGCAACATATTGACAAGCTGGGGTGCCTGTAATGGTGTCTGAGTTCAACATCTCTACCGTAAATGCATTAGCGGTTGTCACAGTAATCGGATAATTACCCGGTTGTGCGGTGCCGCCTGTCCCTACAGCAAAATTGATCCCAACAACATCACCCGTAGACAAGCCGTGGCCTGTATCAGTGACCGTGACTGTCGCCCCAGACTGAGCATAAGTCCCTGTTTCTGGAGCCGTGTCGGTATCGAACACTACGAAAGTTCCCGCAGAGGCCGTACCTATGACGCTAAACTCCTTCAGGCGATGCCGACCGAAAGCGACGAAGCCGCTCTCATGCCGATGCCCCTGAAATACTTGAGATAAACTATCCACGGGTTACCTCCTTATGAGAGGTTACGGTTTTGCGCGTACAGGACAGTAACAGTGGCCGCACCTGCGGTAGCCGCAGTGCCAGTCTGGTTGTATGTAACCGTCACATCTACGTCAGAGGTGCCGATGTCGACCAAGTTTCCAATTTGCGAAACGTCAGATGTCGCTAATACACGAGCCTGCGCACTAACGTCCAGCGCGTCTGCATACTTGTTTGCAGTAGAGCCGTCACCAAGGTCAAATGTGTTGGTGGTTCCAGCATCGAATGCGGTGGTCACATCGACTGTGATTTGAAAAATCTGGCTGTTTGCGGGAAGTGTTGCAACAACAGTTGTAGTGCCGTCATCGCCAAAAACCACGTTTGCGCTTTGCGCCATAAGCACAAAACCAACGTTAGCCTTGTCTTCACCTACTGTCGTGCCAGTAGTTTCCTTAATAGTTCCAGCCTTGATAGGGCCTGAAAAAGTAGTAGTTCCCATGTGATTTCTCCTGTCTTGGGATTGTCAGTGTTTCACATGAAACATCTGTCAGGAAAGAATATAACAAAAAGGGGGCTAATGCCCCCCTTAAGTTTAACTTGAACCGGGAGACCCGTAAATTCCAAGTGGATCAGAAACCCCGAAGGAGTAACGTTCACGCGCCTTATAGCGCACGTTACCTGTATCGAAGTCACCATCCATAGAAGTTTCGAGTGGAGTCCGTTCAAAGTGCTTCATACCATTAGGAATATCCGTAATGATAAAGAAAGCATTGCTATCGGTCAGATAGTGGTTAACGCTGTAACCTTCTGGGATTGCGCCCATGTTACGAATAGCGTTAATGTCGTTGTCCGCCGTGCCAACTCGCTGAGTAGATTCCAACAGACGATCTGCTGTAAACATCAAAGCGGGTGGTACAATCAAGCGACGAGGACGCGCAGCAATTAACAAGCCTCTTTCGTCAGTGAAGGCAGCAATGTCAATAATTGCATTTTCCAAAGACGTTTCATTGAGGTCAGCAGCCGTCACAGGACGGTTGTTGTTTTTGCCGCCACTAACCAATGGGTGACCATCGCCACCGGTAACTCCGTCACCAGAAGCAGTGAACAGGTTTACACCGTCCCCAGACTGATAACTATTAGAGAAGCCATTGTTAAGAGGGAATACCGACTTAACTTGCTTAGTGTATGCCATAGCGCGGGCAAGAGCCTTGGTATAACGAGCAGACAATGAGTCATACAAGTTATCTTCCATAGCTTCTTCGGTAATACTAAAGCCCATAGCAATTGTTTCATGATTGTAGCGAGCCGTGAAAGATTCTTGTGCAGAATCATAACTGATGGCAGCGCCTTCAGCTTTGACTGGTGCAGCAGCGAATCCAGACAGCTTTACTTCTTCTTCAAAAGAACGATCAGAACTTTCAGTCTCATAAATGAGAGTGTGTTCATCTTCGTATTTTTCGTACTCCAAGCCAAAAAGAGCATTAAGCCCCGGCAGGAGTTCTTTAAGCATTTGCGCTCTTGAAATAGCCATTACTTAATTCTCCTTAAATGCCAGTTGTATTGTCGTACTGATGACCTACGTTGAACTTCATAATGATGTCCGTGTAAGCATCGCCTATAGCACTGTCTGGCCCGTCAACAAAGTCAACAATGCGGAAAGGCAATGTTGCAGTTGTTCCTGCGGTGCTTTGGTCAGCAGCATTTCTGCTACGTCCAATGCTAGTTGAGCCAGCCGTGTAGGCTACGTCAATGTTATTCCCAAGATTTGTTTGGGCTAAAGAGCCGTCCGCTTGCATGCGGAACAATACATTGGGATCGTCTACAACATACGCCATGATATCCGAAGCGGCAGTAGACGCTGGGAAATACTGAGAGAACGTTAGTTGATTGGTGTTGGGATCTGTGTAAGAACAACCTACAAAAACACCGACAAAGGCAGGGGTTCCTGCTGCGTCAGTGGTAGTTTCTTTTTCTACAGTTCCTGCTGCTACGAGTTTTACAAAATCGCCGTAAAATATAGCGGTGCCGTAACCACTTGCAATCTTAATATGCCGAACTTTTCCTGTAAAAGAGCCGCTAGCACTAAGAGTATCAGTAGGTTCTGCACCCATTGGGGTTGCAGTAGTAGCCATTTTTGGCCTCCTTACTAATTAGAAGCCTCTCTTTCGAGTTTAACTTCTGCCGAATGTTGTTCTCGTATTTCGCTCAGGTTTCATAAGCGGCATACGAGGGTCATTTTCACGCAAGAAGTTGTTATCAACAGACTCCATCTGATTTGATGCGACCTTTTCGAAGTGTCTGGTTCGTGCATTGATCTTCTCCGAAGGAGCTTTACAAAGCAATAAACCGCCAACTTCAACATTGCCTACAAATCTTGAGTTCAAGTCTGACTGAATTTCTAGCTCTGGATGATCTTCTGCCTTTACAGGAATCCAACCTTCTCTCATTGACCTAGAAACATTTGTATTGTCAGCTTGACCCAGAATACTAGTCCGAATCCAACGGAACGTCCAACCATCTTGAGGCGTGGGTTCAGGCAAAATAGATGCCGGTGACCAACTATCATCTGGTCGATACTGTTCTTCTTTTCGCGTGTCGCTTTCTCTAGGGGTGCGCTCTGTTGCCATTACCATTCTCCTTTTAGAGCATCTCGGCGTGTCGGGCATACTGTTCATTTGTTAACCCAAGTCGCTTGGCGAGGGCTACTTGAGTGGCCGTTAACCGTACTTTGCGCGGTTTAGCACCATTATTCCTTGCGGAAGGTGCCACCACCGTCGAGGGTCGATTAGTCGTCACGGTCGCGCTACGGCCATTTGTATCGCTTGAATCCGACCAATCGTAATCTGGAAATGCTGATCTTACTTTGTTATCTATGTAATCAAAATACTCTCTTGATCTTACATCAATGCCTGATCGAACAGCTTGCGTATGTGCCCCATAGGCTAACGCAGTCATATCTTCATAACCTTCAGCCATAAACCAGTTATTTTTTTGAGCCCATTGCTCTGCTTCTGGTGTAACTTGTGGCCGAACTTGTTGTTGAGCAGCTACGTTTTGAGCAGCTCTTCTTGCAATATCTTGCTGATACGCTTGTTGTTGAGCAGCCTGAGCGTTCTGAGCTTGATTGCTTAGGTTGTTTCTATACCTTTCAATCTCAGATAACTCTGTTTGAGCTTTAAGCATTTGCTCTTGAGTATTTACTACTCCATCCGTATCGCCTTCTTCATAAGCTTTACGGTAGCCTTCTTTTGCTTGCTCTAATCTTAAGTGGGCTCTTTCTCTAATCTGCTCAACTAATGCTGCTTCGCCTCTACTTATTAGAGACTCTTGCTCTTGAGCTTTATTTGCATATTGCTGAGCAACCCTGACAGCTTCTTCTCGCATTCTTTCTGCGGATTCTCGCTGACGGCGCTCTTCATGATAATCAAACTTAAGTTTATTAAGCCTTTTCTGAACTTTATCAGAATACTGGCCAAGCTCTTCGTCGTCATCACTAGAACTTTGCGAAGCTTTAGCGGGTCTCCTGTCTTTTTGAGGACGGTCATCAATAATTTCAAACTCGTACTCGCTAGACTCAGAGCCCGTTTCGGCTTGTTTCTTTTTTTCGTGCGTAGTTTTTATGCCGAAAAATTTTTCTTCTGCGCTATGAGAGCTATCTTGTTCCTCAGGAACTTGATCTTCTATTGCTTCACTCATGCTTTTACGATCCCCCTTGGGTCTTCAACTACAGCTTCAACGCTGTCATCGTTTATTAACCGGAACTCTTTGCCGTGAACTTTGAATCGAGTACCTGAGTAAGACCTCATAATGATCCAATCGCCCTCTTCACAAAAAGAACCAGAAGGGAATCTATTCGCATCTTTGTAGCAATCTGGCCCCATTTTAAGAACCATCCCGCAGATAGAACCAAGCTCTTCTTCCTGAAGAGTTTTCTTGGATTTAATTATCCCGCCATCATATTCTGAATCGGGATCTGGTAGCGCAATCAAAATCTTATAGCCTTTAGGCTCAGGAAGTTGGTTTGCGTTTCGAGACTCTTTGGTCTCTAGTTGCTGAGCAGTTTCGCTCATATACTCTCCTTTGCATCGGGAAAACGCCCGAAGTCGCTTGCACTAGGAAAACGCCTAGAGTCGTTATTGCGCGTTCTCGTATCGAGACTTAGCGTCTAGTATCTCTCGTTCAGCTTGTGCTAAACCATGAATAATTCCGCAGCATTTTTTGTACTCTGCAAAATCTTCACATCCGCCACCACTAATGTGATCACTTATGTCATTCATTCGATCTCTAACATTTGACCTCAAATAATCAAATATGTCTACTTCTTTTGTCATTTATTTCCCATAATATCTTTAGCAACTTGGACACCAAGCTTCGCTCCATCTAGTTCATTTTGAGATGCTATCCTAGAAGCTTCTAATTCTTCCCTAGAATTAGTCTCAGCTATCTTTGCTCCAATTTTTGCGGTCTCTAATCTTTCTTGCTGGTCTAATCGCTCTCTATCCAGCTCTGATTTCATCATAAGTTTCTGCATATCTAGCTGTATCTTAGCCATTTCAGCTTGAGCACGTTGCTGAACTTCTTGTTGTTTAATCTGAAGCTCTTGTTGTTGCATTTGCACTATAGGGTCTTGAGCTTTTTGTTGAGCTTGCTGCGCTTGCTGCTCTCTTGCCGCTTTACCTGTAACTTGGGCCGCAGCAGGAGCTACCAGTCTGGATATTCTGTACTCAATATCTTCAGGCAGCGACTCTTCTGGGGTTGGAAGCTCTACTCCAAGTTCTTTTTCTATTTCTTGCCTGTACTTGAACGCCAAGTGCTCTTGTACATGCGCCGACATCTCCGCTATAGCTTTGTTTGCGTTGGGGCTTTTGCCCATTATCTCCATAACCTGCGGATTTTGCGTCAAACTCATGTGAGTCTGGATGTGAGCTTCGTGATCTTGGTAGATAAACGCTTTGACAGGCTTACCATTAATGATATTCATGTTTTCACTAACAGGATCAGTGGGTTTCATGTCCTTATCTGTAGGAACAATCTTTTCTGCGTCCTGAATGCCCAATATATCTAGCATTTTACGATGCAATAACGGCATATCGTACATTTCTGGGGCTTGAGCCGCTAATTGCAGAGCTGCTTGGTACTGCATTATTCTTTGAGCCATTGTTCCAGCGTTAGGATCGCTGACAGGAATGATATCTA